GCCATCGGCGCCATCGGCGCGGCGACGGTTTTCAGCGAAGTCGACTGGCGGGTGGTTGGCGGAACGGTACTGCTGGCGACGATCATGAGCTATCTGACGAGCCTTGCGGGCCTGCCGGAGGTGTCGGAAGATGGCAAAACTGAAACCAGCTGACTTCATTGCCGCCGTCGCCCCGGTCGCCGTCCAGCTGCGGGTCGAAGGATCGCCGATCTTCGCGAGCCTCCGGATCGCCCAGGCAGCCCATGAGACCGGATGGCAGATTCACAGTTGGAACAACCTCGTCGGACTGAAGGTGGGGAGCGGTAAGCCGAATCCGTATTGGGACGGGTCCAGCGTTCGCACGGGGACGTGGGAGGTTATCAACGGCCGGCGCGTCGATACGGCGGCGAATTGGCGCGCTTATCGATCGATTGAGGATTGTTTCCGCGATCAGGACGAGTTGTTCAAACTCCCCCGATACGCCCGCGTTCGCGCGGCGACAACCCCGGAAGAGCAAGCGGACATGCTGCAGGCGTGCGGCTATGCGACGGACCCGGCATACGGTCAGAAGTTGAAGAACCTGATCAAAGCGTATGACCTGAAAAAATACGACAAGGAGGCGGAGGACGTGTTACAGGAGTTGCAAAATGCCGTGAAGAATTTACAAAGCCAAATCAACACTCAACGAGATCGGATCGCCGCGTTGGATCGGAAGGTCAAACGTCTGGAAGGAAAACAGTCCATGCCGGTGCCAGAATGGGCAAAAGAGGCGGTTGATGCGGCGGTGGCGGTCGGCATCGTCGACACGCCGGATGGTGGCAGTTATGATTTTTACCGGATGTTGACGGTGATGCACAGAAAAGGACTGATTTGATATTCCCAAGCGCTTGGGAAAATGAACATCCCCGCTGGCTAGCTGGCGGGGATTTTTTTGTGATTGCAAAACGAACGCATGTTCTGTATATAATAAGAATATACGTTCGCATTCGGAGGCGACCATGATGATAAAGAAATATGTTGGCCGTATTGTAGAGATCATTTATATTGCTTGCGATGGGAAGATCACACAGCGCCGCATCCGTGTGCTTTCGGTTCAAGACGACATCGTTCGTGCGTACTGCACCACGTCCGGGGCACCGAGGACGTTCCGTGTGGAGAATATCCTGGCCGTTCAACTCGTGGTGAGATCGGCATGATATTTGGCGTCCAACCCTGCTCCTGCAAAGCGCTCATTAGGCCAAAATGGACACGGGATGAGCCGCGGGTGTTTGTATGCCAGAGATGCGGCCGCCCGGTGCCGGGGTATGAGGAGTTATGGGTACAGAGGGAGCGAGTGAAAAATGGGAAAAAAACTAGAAGGTAACGGCCTGTGGGAATCGTCCAGAATGATTCTGCCTGAACACAAAGAAGCACTGATCAAACACAGGGAGGAGACGGTCATGGCAAAACCGAAAAGGCCAACACGGGATGAATTTGAGCTTGAAGAGTTGGCCAACAAACTTATGGAAGCGTACAACGAAAAAACCGAACTCGTCCTCACGGTATGGGGAGAGCCGGAGCCGATCCGGGGGCGGATCGTGAAGCTCGACCCGGATACAAAGCGGGTGCATGTGCAGCGGTTTGGAGAAGTGAAGAAGATTCCGTTCTTGGATATTATGAAAGCAGAAAGCCCCGAGCGGTGATGCTCGGGGTATTTTTATTATATACACTTTATGATATATGGATTCCCGTATCGTATAAATAGTAAATAAAAAATAGGCATAAAAAATCAGTTATATTCGATTTCCTGAATATAAAAAGGCAGCGTCTTTCCTTTTTTAGCCATAACCCCCGTCTCGACTCTGCATTCAAAAACGATTCGTTTGAATATAGTTTGCATCATCTCTCGTCGATCTACATCATCCATAACATCCCATAAGTCTGGTAATTCAAACATTCTGTCCAGTGTCTTCCGACTGGCGCCCATTTCGCCGGATTGTATCTCCGCTAATCTTTCCCTGATTACCCTCTCGCGTTCATCTTCCTCTTTCCTTCGTGCCCTTAAATCTTCCGCGCTAATCAAATCTTCTGCAAACATATATTGCCATTTTTTACGACGTTCCGCTATGGCTTTTAACTCTTTATTAAGGTGTTCTCGTTCATTTTTGGCATTTATTTCATTCCTCGATTCCCCTGCGGCGGATATTTCAGCATGGTTCAGAATGATTTTTTGGATATGCTCCATGATCAAACGTTCCGCGACGGACTGCCTGAGCAATGGTAGGTTGCAACCTTTTCGTAATGAACGATTGGCGCAAATATAGTTAACGATCGATTCCGACCGTGTACCATCTTTCTTTTTATTCGTATACGGCCTGCCAATCAGCGTCGCCCCGCAGCGAGCACAGCGTAAAACACCCGTGAACCAGTATTCCCTCTTCTTCGAGTACCCATAAAATTCCTTTCGTTTCATCCGGTCCCGGTGTTCAAGGTATTCTTCCCAGGTGAATATCGTCGGAAACCCAGTATCTGCCCAAATCACTTCGACATGTTCTTCCTTCTTCCGCGAAGCGTACTTACCGTTTTTCTTTTTCTCCCCGTATCTGATTTTTCCTGCATAAAACGGATTATCGAGAACATACCAGACAGATTGCGCCGACCAAGGTTTTCCGCGACGCAGAAGCCCACGAGCGTTTAGAATTTTTGCCGTACTCCCAAAACCTTCACCACTCATATAAATCCGCCGCAATTCCCGTAATATGGTGTATTCTTCTCCAATAATATGCATCATTTCCCCATCCCAAGAGTACCCATATGGGACAGGTCCACCATGCCATTTTCCACTGCGGACCAGTTCTTCCATACCAAAGCGCACACGCTCAGATAAGTTTTCGCGCTCCCATTGAGCCAAAGCAGCGACGATAGTGATGAAAAGTTTACCCATTGCTGTAGTTGTATCGTAGATTTCAGTGGCTGATTTGAATTTGACGTTATGCTCCTCAAATGTTTGCAATAGCGTATACAAATCCATAACCGAACGTGTGAGTCTATCCAGCCTATAGACCAAGATAACATCATATCGACCGGTCTTGGCGTCGGAAAGCAAGCGTTGTAATTCGGGCCTGTTCATGTCTTTTGCTGACTTTCCTTCTTCAACATAAATCTCGACAAGTGTCCAGTCCTGGGACTTGCAAAAGCTGATCAATTTGTCCCGTTGTGCGTCTAGCGAATATCCTTCTTTTGCTTGTTCTTCGGTGGATACGCGAATGTAGCCGGCTACTCTCATCATTTTTCCTCCCTCTCCGGTTTAAAATGTCCCATATACACACCACAAATCAGGACTTCGTTGGGCCGAACCTCTTTTATTTCATATTTGTCGTTTTCAGGTATGAGCCGGATGAACGGCGAATCGCTTGACCATTTGATGCGTTTTAACATTCCTTCTTCGTGATCTTTTATGATCGCGGCAACAATCTGACCGTTGTAGTCAGCCCATTGAGCATAGCGCATATAAACGATGTCACCGTCTTCGATACCTGCGCCGCTCATGGAGTCGCCTTTTACACGCAAGGCGTAGTCTGGTTGACGTTTGCCGAGGAAAGGATAGTGGACATATTCTTCAATGTTTTGCTCGGCGAGAAGGCCGTCGCCGGCGCATATGGTGCCAATGAGGGGGATTGCAAACGCATCCTTTTGTTTTGCTATCCGTAAACTGTCCATTCCGCCTTCTTCAATAATGTTGCTCTTCATAAGGCCAAAGCGATTAGCGATTCTTTCAATAGCTCCCATCCGTGGTTCGGACAAACCGCTCTCCCAAGCCGATACTGCCTTATTTGTCACACCAGCAATGTCCGCCAAATCCTGTTGTGTTAAGCCATATATTTCCCTGATCCGTTTTATGTTTTCCTTTATTCCCATTACTTCCACCTCTTTCTATTCTTATTGGAATACCCAAAATCCAATTAGATTATACGCTAGACATCGAAAATATTCAACATTAAAAATGAAATAATATTAGAAAACGTTGTTGACAGTCTAATTAAAATAGATTAAACTATAAACACAATCTGAATACGGAGGTGGGAAAAGTGAAACTGACCGTCAAACAGGCAAGACTTCTCGCCGGCCTGACGCAAAAAGATGTTTCGGAAAAACTAAAAGTTCACGTCCAAACATACATGAAGTGGGAGAAAAATCCGGAATGTATGAGTATTGGGACGGCGAAACAGTTCTCCAAAATTGTC